TTTCTGCTCCTGCTGTGGGCTCGACGACTATCAATGTCGTATCTGCTCTCGGCTGGCCCGGCACTGGCAATATTTAGATTGGCAGAGGTACTACCGAATATGAAGGTCCAATACCATATTCCAGCATTGTTGACAATGGTACTTATTGGACTATCAATTTAACTACCAATACTACAAAATACCATAACCTAGGATCGGGCGTTGTTCTGGCTCAGGGCGGCAATCGACAGATCGCTTCCGGGACTGTGGTGCAAACTCCACAGGGCAATGCTGGTACGGCAGTTCAATTCACCGTTCAATATACCGCCGTTATTCCTGATGGCGAAACCGAAATTACTTCTGTCCAAGTTGTAGCGAAGAAGCCGGGAGTAATCGGCAATGCTTCCGCAAACTCGGTGAATTCATTCACAAGTGCTCCCTTCACTGGTGCTGCCGTTAACAATACGACTCCATATACCAATGGACGAGCCACCGAAGAAGACAATACTTTTAGAGAAAGAATCCGTACCGCGAGACAGTCAAAGCAAAAGGGCATAGCTCTTGCAATCAAGAGTGGTGTGATTGGTGCTGTTGCTACTGACGAGAACCGCAGAATTCTGTCTTCGTCTTTGGTGGCAAGAGAAGGTTATCCAACGACCCTGTATATTGACGACGGCTCGGGCTACGAAGAGAAAACCCAAGGTACTCCTTTCGAAGTGATCGTTGACTCAGCTTTGGGTGGCGAACGCTATTTTGATTTGGCCGAAGGTCGTCCTGTAACAAAAGCCTTTGCCACCACTAGCCTATCAGCCCCTTTTATTTTACAGCCAAATGCACAATTAGCCGTCAAGGTCGGTGGTAAAACGTACATTCACAGCTTTACCTCGACATCATTCCGGTCTATTGATAGCGCAACGGCATACGAAGTGGCAGCGTCTATCAACTCCAACCCAGCGCTTGGGTTTAATGCTAGAACGATTGAAAACGGCAAAAGAGTATCGTTGTTTGCCGTAGCCGACACAGGCGAAGACATTGAAGTTGTTGCCCCAGTGCAAGGATCAATTGATGCCAATATATATCTTGGCTTTCCTACCGGTGCCAACAATACCCTAAGACTCTACAAAAACGACGTTCTATTATCAAAAGACGGCTCAATTGCCAGTATCGCTTCTAACCCCCAATCAGCTTGGGGCTCAACCTCTGATGGAGAAACTCTGTCTATTGTGGTTGATGGGACTCCGGCCTTTACCGTTACTATCAATGATTCAGATTTCGTCAACGCCGGAACTCCTTATAATACCGTTGTCTCTACGAACAGTACAGATAGCTGGGCCAAAGTATTGAATTACCTGATTCCCGGCGTAACCGCAACTGCGAACTCTGGAATTGTAACAATAACTTCGAACCTAGGGAAAACCTCAAGGGCTTCTGTAGAAATCCTCGCCGGTAGTTCTCTGGTTTCTAATGGGCTGTTTAATGTTTCGGTATCTCAAGGTTCTGATTCCGACTATACTCTGAACAGAAATCGCGGTCAAATCAGACTCGAAGAAGCGTTGTCTGTTGGAGATCGGCTCACGGCTGGTTCTTATGATACTCGGGCATTCATTGAAAGCGATTCGATTGGCACTATCAATCTAGGCTCAAATGCTAATTTGTGGTTTAGCGTTGACGGCAATGCCAGAATAATACCAACCGGACTATTGACGGGATCGGCTCTTGTCATTACCAGCTCTGTGACCGCTTATGGTAAGAGAGTTCGTGCAACCGCTTCCACGAGTGTTTTTGATAGTGTAAATGTATTGGACTGGATCATCATAGACGACCCAGCGCTTAGTGCGAATGCAGGTGCTTTCAAGATTGTTAGAAAATCCTCAACTTGGATTGAGTGGGAAAGAGAATCTGCGTTTGCGGGTACTGGTTCGTTTACGCTGTCTGCTGGCGGATTTACTGTTGCCAGAACGACCGATCAGATCCAAAAAGTAACAATACCTTCTGGCACTAACTATACTGCATTGACTCTTGTAGCTGCTATCAATAACTCAATTCTGGGTGCAAAAGCTTCTGTTTATAGGACTACTAAAATCCGGGTTCAGACCAACTCGTTCGCTAGTGGCAGTATTGCTCTTTTATCGGCAGATGCCGCAGGTAAGCAGCTATTACTACCAATTGCTAGCGCTGTTGTCAATGTCGATTCTCATCTTGCCAGCGTTGTGGGTAATCCTCAGGCTGGTACTCCAAGCTTTGAGAACACTCTTAAGGCCAGTTCAACTACCGGCCCAGACAATTTTGATTCAGCAACCCTTGGTACTATCAATGAGGGACAACTCATTGTTGCCGACAAGCCAGTGAGCGACGGAATCGGTCGTGACTCCAATAGAACACACGTTAGCGCGATCGAAGATATTGCTACTAACACTATATCATTGCGGACGCCAGTTCTCAATAGCTGGCTCACGGACGATGCGGTCTATCATGCCCGCCCGTTTGCTCTTAATCCTACTGATACTTTCGGTCTTATCATTGACTCGGAGCAAATCACCCATAGGTACAACCTGAATCTGTGGCGCAAAGTCAAGGCAACCACCAACGTCTATGGACTTACCAACGACTTCACAGATGCCGACAACGGCAATGCTTCTTTGGCTAGCGCTTTCGGTCTTGATTTTGATTTCACTGATTTCGCAGCTTACATGAAAGCCCGTGTCCGTACCCATGTTGTGGGCGGACTCAATACCGATAGAACTATTCTATATAAGTATGCAAGATTTGGACCAGAAGGTGAGCTTGCGCGACTACAGTATCGCTACCCATCACAACCTTCAAAGGCCGTAGCTCTTACCACCGAAACAACCAGTTCCGATAATGTAAATATTGTTATCAATCTTCCGTCAGGTGCAGCGCGTACCGGCCACACAATGAGACCTTCATCGAATGTGGGTTTCAATACTCTTGCCGCACCTGTCGCAGGTCTTTATACCTATACCGTAACCCTCAGTCTAGATCTAACCCAGATCCAACGAACAGTCATTAACGTTGCAACCGCAACCGTAGCTCTCCCCGCTGGCATTACCGATCACGGCCTCAATATTGGTAATCGAATCTATCTTGTATCGACCGACGGCGCTTTCCCGTCTGGCTTGAAGTTGATTACGGCCAGACCGCCGGCCCCGGCCACCACCTTTGATTACGTCGACTCAGGCCCCATCGTAGGCGGCGCAAGCCCTAATGCAGGTTCGGTATCGTTTGATAGTGTTGGCGAAGTCACGCTGAATGGTTCCGTGATTGTCGGAGACATTTTCGGCCAGCACAATCTGAACACAGGGACCGGTGGTGGTTCCAGAATCTCAGCCATTGCTGGCAACAATAGAAGCTTTAACATTACTTCAGACTTTGCTGCCGCTGTGAATACTACGATCAACTGGACACCGATTGGCAGTGCTGGGTTCTCTTACAGCTTTTTTCCGATCAATGCGGCTACTGCTACTGGCTTGGCTATTGCTAGCGCGGTCAATGCAATGAACGCATCAGTAACGGCAACAAACCTTGGTGCTGGCCTAAGCGTTATTGACTATGCAACTTACGAGCCAGCCCCCAACGGAGAAGGTGCGCTAACTCCTTGGTATACGCTCAGCGATGGTTTGAATTGGATCAAGTCCCAAACGAACCCTTTGCTTGTTGCAAATAACTACACCTTTGATTTTAAAAAGAGCATCACGGCTGGTCTAGGTACTGACTCTAATTGGTCTACCGAAGACGTTCGCTTGGTGCCCACTACGGCCAAAAATATAGTCGATTTCCTGAATTCTACGGCAACTTCTGGGCTTCGTTCTGTAGCAATGGCGGAACTCACAGACAACGGCCAAAGACCTCAAATCTCTTCACTGAAGATCGGGTCTTCTGGCTCTGTAGCAGTAAATGGTGGTTCTGGCAATAGCTACTTTGCTACAGCCAAAACCAGCGCCGTAGCGACAAACTCCAACGCCCGCTGCATTGTGTCTTTTGATACATCAGACACCCAAGGTCTTTCGGCCAATCAATGGGTCGTTCTACAGAACTCAACGGCTGTACCAAAAACCAGATTGTCTGCAACGACTACATTCAACTCTATTGATACTTCTGGAAACGTTGTTCTTTCCGTAACAAGAGCTTGGGACTGGGCCAATACCGCTGCGGCTTCTGTTACTGGGGACTGGGAAGTTATCAAGAACGGTAACTTTGTTCAGATGCGTGCCACTTCAGGAACACCCGCCGTTGGGGTAAAAGAAGGGGACTTCGCTATCATTAACATTACTTCCGGCTCTACGAGTAATGAATTTCTGTCTGGAGTTCGAATCGTTCGGGTTTCAGCGGATGGCAAAGTTTTCTGGATCGAAAGTCCCAACGCTACCGAAGAAATTGCTACTGCAACGATTCACTTCGTCACATATGACAGTGTTGTTCCGGGCGATGTACTATCAATAAATAGCTCAATTCTAGGAGTTGGCAATGTAGGCCAATGGGTAGTTGAATCAATCGATCTGACCGACCGATTCAGATTCAAGTTAGCTACGGGTACTGTTGCCCCAGTTGCGTTAGTCGTTCCTGTTACGCTCAATAGCGAAGCCGGACTGGTCCATGTGATTGAGAGAGCCCCTTCCAAACTGTTCAAGCAAATCCGAACTATTTTCCCAAATTCCGCTACGATGTCTACGGTCAAATTCACGACCAGTGAAGGTTATAGCAAAATTGGTCCGTTTGCCGGAACCATCCTCCAGTCTTTGGACAAACTAAACTTCAGCACCACACCTGCTTTCGGCTCAGACGCTTACACGCATAACACTGGTCTTATAGCAGAATGCAACGCCATTGTCTATGGCAAAGAATCAGATCCTTCTACTTACCCCGGTCTCGCTGCTGCTGGTGTGAATATCAATATCACAGGACCGCTGATCAAGAAAATTCAAGTCTCATTGGCAATCAGAGCTTCTATCAATACTCAAAGCGTTATTGATAGAGTCAAGTCTGAGGTGGCTGCTGTTATCAATAATACGGCCATCGGTGCTCCAATTGCCATCAGCTCTTTGGTTCAAGCCGCCCAAAGCGTAAACGGAGTAACTGCCGTAACCGTACTCAGCCCTCTTTACGGTTCGGGCTCAGATCTAATTTCAGTTCAACCTTTCGAAAAACCTCTTGTCTTGGACGTTGATTCAGACGTTCTTGTCTCTCTTGTGGGATAAAATCAAATGCCTAATTTCGTTACCGACCTCACCACACTACCAAACGGCAAGTCAGACCTGATTGTTAGTCCAGTTCCCGCTAACAATAAAGTAACTGCTACCGAGTGGAACACTACCATTCAGGCGGCTTACGATCTTCGTGGCCAATTACTTGAAGGTAACTATCACGGTCTTGTTGACACTATGACAGGAACGGCAGTTTCCGCTGCCGGTAAGTCTAGATTCAGACAGCGTGGGAATTTCCTAGAAACGTCGATTGACGGCGCGCACTATCAAGTCATCAGCGAGAAAACTCCCGGTGTTATCAATGTTTGCTCGTTCGGAGCCGTCGGTGACGACGCTACGGACAACGCTGCGGCTTTTGAAGCTGCATTTGCTTCGATTCCGAAAGACACGACCTATGGTAGAACGATTTACATTCCTCCGGGCAAGTATCGTTTTTCCAGATCTCTTAACATTACTCGCTGCGTAGTTCTATGCGGAGCTAGCGGTTGGGGCTGGTATTCTTCAAGTGTACTGAAATTCCCTGCCGGTGTCCACGGCCTAATTATTCACGCTTACAATACGAATCCTGACGGTGGTAGCTTGCCGGCTGGTAACTGGGTAAGCGCTGGCTGGTCGATCTTGAGAGATTTCGGCGTAGAGTCCATGGGTTCAAACGCGACTACGGCCCATGGCGTGATTATGTATGCCCGTGCCAAGCTAGAAAACATGCATATTACTGGCTTCGAAAACGGTAACGTTGTCAATATCGACACGACCTCCGGTGCCTTACCTGCATGGACACCATCTACTACCTATCGCGTAGGCGACTCTGTACATAACGCTACCGTCTGGGCTCCTTCTACAAGCTACGCTGCTGGCGATCGTGTATCAAACGCTGGGCAGTATTATTTCTGTGTCAGTCCCGGCACTTCAGCCGCTTCAGGCGGTCCTACTGGTCTTGGTACGGGAATCGTAGATGGCGGTGTGACTTGGGATAGTTATAGTGGTTGGTATTACTGCAAAGGTGCGGGTACTTCAGCCGCTTCAGGTGGTCCGTCTGGAGTTAACTTCAGCATTGCCGATGGAGGTGTTACTTGGGGTTATATTGCCGGTACGAATGCGAACGGCTGGCAAATTTGGAACTGTCGAATCACTGGTGGTATTAATTGCATCTATACTCGTGGCGGTGACGCCAATGCCGGAATGGCACTCGGTGTTGATACCGGCTACGCCACTAACCATTGTTTCTCTGAAAACTCGTTTCTGGGGAATGCATACATTGCCTGCCAAGCAGACTCAGGCGGTGGTATTCCTTACTACGCTATGAATGCCGCAGCGTCAAGCTCTTTTATCCATTGCTATGCCGAAAACAATGTTAATCCATCAGAAATTCACCCCAACAGCACAGTTATTGGTGGCTGCACCGGCGCAGGGTTTCCCACTAGACCTTCTGGAGTAATCGGAAGACGAGCGGGTCCTATGGAATTCCAGTACCAGTACGGAACCGATAGGTTCACTACATTCGGTGAAGGGTCTTTCATGAGTATTTCTGGCTATGACAATGCCATTCGGTTTATAGATTTCGGACCCACATATAGCGCTGGTGCCACCAGTCACATGTATACATGGAATTGGGCCGGTGCAGCCGGATTCACGGGTTGGGGCTTCGCTGCTGACGATCGAGCGCATTATAAATATGGTTTTGAGGCTTCTAGATATGTCAATCCTACCCAGCTATGGACAGGTATCGGGTACGGCTTACTAAACGAAGGCAAACGTATATCAAACTGCAATCCAACGGCTGGACAAACAAAACCGGCTCTGCAAGGCTTAGGGTTTGGTGGTCCAGTAACTGCTCAGTCCGGAGATATTGCTTTCAATAGACAGGCTGGTCGTGGTGATCCTCTTGGTTGGGTCTGTACCTCTTCCGGCACCGATTCTACATATGTTGGTGGACTAACGGCAACCACTAATGGTACAACCACCGTGACGCTTTCCGGTCCAAATCACATTACTCACGGCATTCAGGTTGGCGATCGTATTCAAATCGCAGGGACCTATACTCGCTTGGTTACCGACCGTGACGGTCCTAACTCAACTACCATTACGGTTGATTCTTCTGTTCCTGCTGGATCTGGTCAGGCCATTACGTATGTCGCATCAACTTGGGCACGTATGCCGAGGATCGAAGGTGGGGCTATTGATAGTTCTGGAACTCCGGGGAATGTAACCCAAAATAGCTATTCAGGTCAAGTCGCATTTGCGATCGCTGGAACGACCGTAGTAGTCACCAACGCCTTTGCAGCAGTTGGTGACTACTGTTTGGCTACACTACAAACCGCCGACGGTACACTTACTTCCGTATCGGCTAACGTAACGGCCAGCACCATCACTTTAACAGGGAATGCACCTGCTACTGGCGTAACAAAGTGCTACTGGAAGCTTGAGAAGGCATAATGATAATTTTTCAAGGCTTATTTCCACTAACTGACGATTCCGGCTCAGATCTGGTTGTCACTTCTGTGACTGCCAGTCCGGGCAATGTTGTTGTTGTGTTTAGTCACGCAATAACATTAACTGGCGCCTCTATCGTGTTTAGCAATTGGGTCATTAGCGGTGGAGTCTCTCCTCCTGCCGTTCTTAATGTTAGTCTGGTTGGCAATGTAGTAACAATAACTACGCCAGAAGATATTCTTGGGCAAACAAGAACGTTAACCGTACCTAACGGTATTGTTAAGTTTTCAGATGGTGCCCAAACCCTGCAAGCACCTTTCAGCTTCAATTTCCCAAGCTCGGGCGTCACTCCGATCGTAACTGGTATTGTTAACAGAGATGCTAAGACCATTGAGGTTATTTTCAGCGAACCTGTGGTTGAATCAGAAGCCTTGAACATAGCTAACTACAGCATCTCGCCGTCTTTGGCCATAAGATCTGCCTCAAAAGTCCAAGACAACCGTTACAGATTGGATTTGCTTCAGTTCCAAACGCCAGCAATAGAATACACGCTGACTGCGACTAATATTCACGATCTTGCTGGTAATGTTATTTAAAACCTGCTTTCCAGACGAGGCCAACCCAACAATCGCATCCGAAGTCCGAAGAAGTGCTTGCTGTCCGTACTTCCCGCTAGAACTTAGCCAGCGATAGTTATCGTCAAGCTTAGATCTTACGCCCATTTTTTCTCCAGAAGCTCTTGATAGTCATCCATATTCAACGTCAATCCTGAACGCCAGATAGGAGGAGTTAGTGATGGAACGTCAGGGGCATCTGTGTCCAGTCTCCAGCCCATATTACCTAATACTCGTATGGAGCATTCTTTAAAATATGCATCGACGAAAGCGGTTGATTGCCAAGTGACGCTCGCAAAATGACAACCATGGAAAACGGTGTTCTTTAACACAGCGTTTGGTCGAAAGACCGCTAACTTAAAGTTTTGGTTTTGAAATACCTGATCGGCCAGCATAGAGCCTTCAACAATGAGCCTTTGGCCTTTGGTGCTGTCTGTTAGCCACAATACGTGGTTACGCAACATGTAGGGAATGTTATAATTTGACATACAGTGCTAGACCCCAAGTTCCCTTAGAACATCCTTAGTATCAATTCCTTCTCGCCAGAAATTACTTAAATCTCTAGAATCGTTAGGGGCGTTTTCGCAATCTATAAATTGCGCTGTTGATATATCACAAGAACTGGTAAGGTCGCTACCGCGAAAATCGCAATTCTCGAAACATGCCATGCCAAAGTCTACATTAGCGAACAAAACCTTACGAAAACTTCGGCTGACAATTCGTTCGTTCGGAAAGGACTCGTCGATAAATTGGGCTCTTTTCCCCAAAGTACCCTTGGACTCAAGCCACAAATCATGATCGTCCATTCTGGCTGCTATTGTTTTGGCGCTAATGTTATAATTTGACATAGCTTTAATCTTAAGGATAACTAAATGGCAAGTTCTAGCACTTTTACAGGCATTGGTTTATCAATACAAACTGTTACTTCTATCAATCGCGGAAGGACGGTTCGTGTACGTTTTACTAATGAACCCAAGCAAATCTCTACCTCGGCCTCTGATGATGGCTTGAACGTTGCGAATTACACACTTACCGGTCCCGGTTTTGCTAACATTACCAGTTGTACCACAGTTGGCGGCGATACGCAAAGCATAGATTTGCACTTGGCAAGCCCCTTGTTCGGTGGCGAATGGCTACTGACAATAGCCAACATCAAGTCTTCTACCGGGGTTCTCTGCGTTGCGCCTCTGAGTGGGTTTTTCACTGTTATAGCAAACAGCCAGCTTGCTATCAATAGCGGAGTTGAAGATTCTGAGAAAATCATTCGTAAACACCTGAACCCGGCACTTGCTGGAGAGAACTGGACTGCATTGATTGCTGCCCTCTCGGTGGGCGACGAACATAATTTTAACAATGCCAAACTCGCTTTCGATCAGCTCTACAAGACCTCAGCCTCTGGTCGGTTTTTGGATAGATTGGCAGCAAACGACGGAATTGCTAGACCGGCCAATGTAGGCCTAACAGACGAGATTTTCAGACAATACGCCATCAAGCTTAGCAATAAAAAGGTTGTAAATCAATCTGTTTTGGAAATGCTTGAGGTCTTCTATGGGACTGAATCGACCCGAGCGCACGCAACGACCGATCTCTACGAGCCGTTTGTGTTGGCCGACGGTGACGATCTTAACATTACTATTGACGGTTTTTTGAAGTACAAAGTCGTATTTAAGTCAAGCGATTTCCTGAATATTGCTCAGGCCAGAGCAGTTGAGGTAGCCAGTGCTATTACCAGAACATTTCTTCTGAATGGTTCTAAGGCCTTCGCGGTGCCTTTCACAGACTATCAAGGACTTACAAAAGTTCGTATCTACTCTCCAAGCCTAGGACTAAAAGGTAGCGTTCAGATCAGAGGCTCTGGTGGCGGTAAAGCTCAGAACTCCTTAGGGTTTGAAACTCGGCTTGGTGATGTCTATACGGGAACCATTGTCCCGAACCCTAGCGGGTCAAACATTCCGCTAGGCGTGGCTTGTGTGATTCCTCAAGCTTCCATGCTAGTTCCTTCACGTGCAGCGACTTCTCCTATTGCTGCTAAGTTGGGCGACGGTCGCATTGTGGTGGCTGGTGGCTATAACTTTGGGAATGGTAGTGCCAATTTTGGACTAGACATCTGGTCTGCGGACGGATTGACCAAAACTATCGGTCCGGATTTTCCTTACACCCAGTTGCCGCTCCATGCTGTTTCTTTGGGAAATGGCTCCATTCTGTTTGTAACAAACGAAAACAACAACTTCCCGTCACAGGCCAGTACGCTTAGCACTGGACTAACATTCACCACCAGACCAACCGTCAATCTCTTGTTCAACGAGTGCGCCTCGGTATCTCTACCGAACGGAAACGCTTTGTTTATCGGAGCTATTGACAATGTGGATTACACATCTGTTGTGGAATACGACTACAATACCAATACTTGGATCTCCAGAACGCCGATCCCCGGAATTCTAGCCAATCGCCGTATTGCCAATGCGACGGTAATGAAAAACGGGAATGTCCTTTTGACTGGCGGACAGTCGACTACCGACTCTTCCTATCCTTCTACGCATTACGTTTACAATCCAACCACTTTTGTCTGGACCACTGTTGCAAACTCTATGCCGGGTAGAACGTTCCATTCGGTTGGTAACTTCGAAGACGGTCGTGTGTTGATTGTAGGTGGACAGAACCAGTCCGGGTTCTTGAAAGACGTTTGGGAATACGATCCAAATACTAATTTATTCACCCAAAAAGAAGACTTCCCCTCTGAATACTATGGCCTCGCTGGTCCAGTACATAAACTTGACAACAACTATATGGTTTTGGTTGGTGGATACAGCAGCTCAGTTAGTGGTGGAACTAAATCTGTTTGGACCTACAACCCAAACCAAGACACTTGGGCAGAAACAACCGACGTTCTAAATGTAGGTAGATACGTCCATCAGTCGATCTACCAAGGTGGTTGTAAATTCTTCGTTGTAGGCGGTGCCAGAGAGTCATATGGTAACGTTTTGTCGGCAGAATTTATCAATCTAGACGCTGCTGCTCCATATGTTTCTCCAGAAAAAACTTTTTCTTGGGCTGCTGGCGGTACTCTTTCTGCGGCTAGAGCTTTCCCAAGTTCTATCAAAATGGACTCAGAGTCCAAAATTCTGGTTGTCGGCGGACAAAACGCCAACGATCTAACTTTTAGCTCGGTCAGCAATGCGGTGGATGTTGTCACTATTAGCAGCGGTGCCTCTAGTGCTGGTGCCAATCTGCCTTGGTCTGCGTCCCGAGTAAGCCTAGCCCAATTGACAGACGGTAACGTATTGGCTTGGGGTGGACAAACTACCACAGGTACTGTGAATAAGACGGCTATTTATGACGTAGCTGGAAATACTTGGACACAGCTATCGGCAGATGCCCTTGAGCTTGATTATGAACCCGGCAGTCACGCTTACGTAACAGACGGCGTTTCGGGAAGTCTTGGTATTCAGGGTACAAGTGACTTTACCATTAAGTTCACAATGAAGAGAGACGCTGCTCCTGATCCAACCACCTTATCGATTCTGAACAAAACCGGTGTTGTTGACGGCTGGAGTATTTTTCTCCAGAACAATGAGATTGTTGCTGTGATTGGCGATCCCACGAGTCCGGTAGTGGTGGGACCTACTACGGGTGGATTGGTCAATGATGTCAAATTTCATACCATAGAGTTTGGTAGACGGAGTGGCGATTTCTATATCAAAATCGATGGTATTGTTTGTGCAACACTAACAGACTCTATATCAATTACAGCCTCAACGGAAACTTTGTTTGTAGGACATAGGCCCAGTAGTAGACCATTCGAGGAAGACGCTAATCCGTCTACTCTGTTTACAGGGCTAAAAGCATTCTGGAAGTTGGACGGCGATGCAACTGACTATACAGGAAACAACGACGCGGTTGCAACAAATTGTACCTTTAGCGCTGGTGTATGTGACGAATCGATAGAACTCACTGGCCTTACCAGTACCGTAGTCGCACCTCCCAACGATCTGGACATAATGACAGATTTGACCGTTTCGTGTTGGATTCGTCCTACCGCCCATGCTAGCTATTATACAATCGTAGCCCATATGTTAGGTGGCGGTTGGCTCGACACCAACTATCATTTGATTATGTTGCCATCTGGGCATATCGCTCTGTTCGGCAGAGCAGACACTGGGGTTAGCTCAGGGACATCCGCTCATTTGAATACTTGGACCCATGTTGTAGCCACGAGAACTACTTCTGGCTATACGGAAATGTGGTACGACGGAACGAAGGTAAATACCGGAACAGGGCCTGTTCCGAATTCAGTACCGACTGCCTCTACCCGAATTGGCTGCCGAGAAGACGCCTATGACTATTTCCGTGGAAAGATCGACGAAGTAGGTATTTGGAATCGCGTACTGACTGATGACGAAATTGCTACACTTTATGGCGTCGCTGAATTTAGCGCTTTTGGTGGTCAATTCAAGAATATAACAATACAATCAGATACGGCTCTTGAAGCAAAATGGTCTTTGAATCTCACCACGACCGACTCAAGCGGCAACTCAAGGGACCTGAACAAGACCGGTTCATCTTCATATCAATCCGACGATATCCTTCCGCAGGATATTTCAGACAATAGTATCCATGTAACCTCAGACGGCAGAATCTTCTCAGTAGGCGGGAAAACCAGTGCCGGAACCGCAATCAGAACTGTCTTTGAGTTCAACGAGACTGATTCAATCTGGGAAGTGCGAAATGCCCTGAATGTAGCCAGAGCTGGCCATACCTTTGCGACTCTCCCTTTCCGTGGAAACATTTCCTTAACGATGGGAGAAGCGTTTGTCGTAATGGGTGGATTTAACAACAGCACTCCAGTTACATCGATCGAGCATTACAATCTAGCTCAAGATTCTTGGACAACACAACCGGTTGGCATCGGTGCTGCCAATATGTGGCGACTCCAGAGTGCCATAAGTTCTGACTCTATTATTTGGTGCGGAAACGGCAAGACCGACTTGGTTGACAGCGCATATCAAAATCTGAAATATTACGTTGCTTATGGAAATGTCTTCCCTACAGGTACGACAATATCTCATGTAGCAAAAAATGGTAAAATGCTCAACATTGACAATGGAGGCATTCTATCAATGTCGGACTCTTCTTCAAGTCTAATCTTAGATCCAGTTACCAGACAAACCTTTGCGACTACTTTCCCCTCTGGAGCAAGTTCTCCAGCCCTCGCAAGCTTTGCCATGGAATACGGTGCCAGTAAAGTCCTTTTGATTGGTGGACTCAAGAATGACGGTACACCGTTGAATACGATTTGGATCGGGAGCTAAAAGATGTCTGTCACTTGGGCAGTTACAAAACCTAGCCAAGACGTTATCCGGATGGAAGCTACCGGAGCAATTCCGCTCGACCTGAATGAAGTTTGGATTGGCGACTATATCAATATCTACGGAACCGGATTCTCAGTAGAGAACAGGGGTTCTTTCGAAATAACCAACGTAGAAGTTTTCTATGTGACGGGAACGGGAACATTACATCAAGCTTTGGAATTTGTCAATCCTACCGGTATTGCTGAATCCGCAGTGCAAAACTACAATTCCGATTTACAGTTTTTCCGTCCCAGTATCAATAACATTCAAGTGCCAAGCGGTAGAACCGTTGTAGTGTCTTCTACCGTCAACAACAAGCTAAAAGTTGTAATTCCAGCCACAACAGCTATAGTAAATAGAGAGCTTTTCACCGCTGCGTACTTACACGACAACGAAAAGCTATCAATCCGATCTCTCGTCAGGAACAAAAATGGGCAAGTTACGGTTTATTACAACGAAAGTCCTGAATTTCCTCTTGCAGTTGGGAATCAGATTTATCTAGAGCAGATAGATCCTGCCTATCTTGATACGTTCACAGTTCCCTCTACTGGTGCTTATACTGCGGCTTCATTGGCCGATAACATTACCGTCACCACTGCTTGCACCAATACTCAGGGCTATGTCAACGGCTCTCTTGTCGCGCTTGAAAATAATGAAGCCGCTTTGTTTGGTGGCTGGGGTCTGGTTGCTAGCACTCCTACTATCAATGTTGCAGGAGACCGATTTTCCATCACTGCCAGTTCTGTCGTTCCTTCTGGTACGATTGCTGCCGGGGCCGATATCTACACTTATGGTTGGACTCTGACGCAGACTGCCGGGAAAGAAAATTCCCGGGCTGTTTTGCTAACGTCTGGAACCAAGATTGGCCAGATTCTTGTTAGTGGCGGCAATACCATCACTGAGGGCAATTACAATACCGGCTTGACGGTTTCTTCTCCCGGTACACAGATTCTTAATCCAACTACCGGTGTCGTCAGTTACTTTGACGCGATTGCTCCGACTGCCGGACATGCACAAGTACAAATCGTCGACGGACGTGTATTGATAATCGGCGGCGTTACTACTCCATCGACGATCGATTATACCATTCAAAATAGAGCTTCCACTGCTATTTACATTTCAAATGCCAACGATAACGAGTTCGCAGCTACGGTAGGCGTTCCAGATTACAACCTGATCCAAGGTCGTGTCAATCCTTCTGTTGCAACGGTGCAGAATGGATTTGGAGTCCTGATCACTGGCGGGCAGGCCCTTGCCATTCCCTCACCAGCCGATAGCCTGACACTAGCAAAGTGGGGCTTTGACGAAGACTCAGGCTCAAATGCTGCTGACGCTCTTGGCGTTTACAATCTTATTGGCTCAGGTACGACGGCGGCTGTGCTTGGAGCCAAAGTCATCAACGGCAGAGAGTTCACACAGGCCGCTGCCCATATGGCAGACAACGCCAGTGCTGGGGCCAGAGGCGACGCTGTTACTGCGCTAAACGGTGAGTGGACCGTAGAGTTCTGGTCTGCTGGAGCTTCTGGCACTTATCCCGGAAATATGACTCTATCTGGAACGGGTACTGGGACCGTAGTCTCGTTTGGTACTCCGGCAAGCGAAATACAGGCCGACAACTGCTTGATGAGTATTTCTTTATCAGCGAATACCCTGACTTGGCGTTGGGAGAGAGGGGCCGGTACTGAAGTTACCGGCACTACGGCAAGCTTTGCCTCGTTACTGCTAGCAAACCGCTTCAATCACTTTGCTGTCCGAAAGACAAGTATCGGTGGAGGCAATTACAAGGTTGATGTTTTTGTCAACGGTAAGTATTTCGAGAACTTCCCAACCGTATTGAATTCTGACGGTGGCGTAAATACCAGCCGATTCTATGTTGCAAGAGATCCGGAAGGAACTACTGGTTTTAGCGGGGTTCTGGACGACATTCGTATATCAAAAGCTTCTCGCTCAGACATTGACATCCTCTTGACATACTTCAATTCTTGTGGTTCATTCCTTAGAACTCCAAGTGACTCTGACAGTACAAAAGCGTTTATTGGAAGACTGCTGAATAGTTGTGAATACTGGGATGGCTCGACGGTTGCTTCTGTAGCTCCGATGTCTTTGGCCAGAGTGTTCCATCACGCACTAACATTACCTGACGGTCGTGTTCTCGTAACTGGCGGGTTGGCTTACGATCCGACCAACTTTACCAAAGACATTAGAGACGTAAATTCAAGCGACGATTGGCACTCTCCTTCAGAGTCTACTAACTTCGCAGAAGTCTACGACCCAGACTTGAATAAATGGTATCCGATTGCTCCCGCTGCTATTCGTAGGCACTCTCACCAAGCAATTTACATTCCAGAAAGAGATGCAGTTCTGGTTGTGGGTGGTGTATCAAAGCAAATCGACGGTCCATCAGATAATGTTAGCGTTATTGAAATGCTTGACCTGAAAACCATGCAGTGGTCAAGCCTCGGGAAAACGTTACCGGCAGGATCATCAAATGCCGTTCGTCTGTCTAATGGGTTGGTTTTGATTGTTACCTCAGATCCTGACGGGATTGGTGGAACAAAGCGCACCCAGATGGTCCTTAATTTCCAATCAAAAGCCGTTTCTGGCGGTGGGCTCAATGGGTTTCATCAAATCACAGAAATTGGCTCTGGCTATTTCAAGTTCGAAACACCAGACTATCTACAAAGCACGTCGATATTCGGTAAACAGGACGATTCCAGCGCCAACACCATAACAAACGGCATCAGAACTTCGAATATAACTACCATAACCTTAGGAATGCACAGTTTATCGATAGGAGATGTCGTCTGGGTTAATTTTAACGGTACTGGATTATTCTCTTCTGGTCTAAAAACCATCACAGCCGTTGGCACAACCACAATCAGTTATGCAGAGGTAGCGGCAAACCAAGCGTCAGTCTCTGTTGCTGGCGAAGTGTTTGTAAATTTTGCTAAAGAATCGAATACTATCCCAACTAGAGCCGGAGGTACAGAAGTTGTCGGACCTTACGTATTCGATCAGGACTGTGGGTATTCAGTTACATCTATCAAAACAACCGTTGCCGATCCTGTAGAGAGCAATGGTCAGTATTCGATTCTAGAACTGACCTCAAACGTAGGTTTTCCGGATCAAGAGGGCTGGGTAGTCATAGGCTTCGGCACTCAGTATCAAACCAAGCCTATCAAATATTTTGGCCTGTATGGTTCTATCGGAATTTTATTGGACTTTCAACACAAATTTACCGAAGACATTCCACAGGGGACCGAAATCGTGCTGGTCACGAGAGAGTCACTGAACCCTGAGCTTGCCGGAGGGCTTTACGCCACGGCTTCTGATGCTGGTGTTGTAGCAGCAAAGAAAACTATCGAAACGATTGTGGCTGCCGGTGTCGATCTCGACTTTGACATAACCTATCCGGGAGATCGCGGGCTAGGTGCCGAAGGTTTTCCGTCAGAGGGCGAAGGCAAAACCAGCGATCAGCCTTATGTTTTCGGGGTAGATGAATAATGCGAGCACGAACTTTAACAGCCGCCCATGCAGTTTGCTACATTAACGGGCAAGTCTATGCGTTTGTCAATGGATTCAACTGGGATTCTCAAACCCCAGCTAGGCCTATTTACGGCCTAGACAGTGCCGACCCTTACGAACTTGCTCCTACCACCACCAAAGTGTCTGGAACTATTGGTGTTTTTAGGACCGTTGCCGACAAAGGCGCACAGGGCGCCGGTATGGTTCCGTATTTCGAGCAAGTACCGAACGGTAAGTATTTCTCTATATCAATAGTAGATAGATCTACGGATATGTTATTATTCCAATCTGATACAGCAATTTTGCAATCGGAGTCTTGGTCTATTCCAAGTAAAGGTTTGATAACTGGGCAGCTCAGATTTGAAGCCATAACGTGGACTAACCAGTAATCTTTATATCATAACCCCCAAAGGATTCCTATGTCCGTTCTTCGCAAACTCAATGTTTTGCCACAATTAAGAGTTGATGCTCCACACTTGCGAATGATCGAAAGCGCCGTAGCTGGCGATTTTGATACAGTCGTAGGTAAGATGATGGCCGGTGGTAAGCCGTTTGTTATTCGCGGTTTTACATTGATTGGGACCTCAGTTGGTTCCGCTGCAAACCAGATGACTCTTGTAACAGCAGACTCCATTGCTGTCAACCTGAACGCTTCGGAATCTGGCTCGTTTCTATGGATCCCTGCAAACCGTCCCAATGAGACTCTGGATTCAGCTACTAATGGTAAAGTCACAGGATCGTTCGCCTCAGGCGTTACAAACTACGTAGGCATTGACTTCAAAAGAAGCCCAGACGCTTCCACTACAGACTTGGCTAAATTCTTAGACGCGGACTCCCTCTCTAGTGTAAAGACTGAATCGACTAGAAGTATTCCCCTTGGACTAACTCTTGACTACCGTATTGTTATAAGCACGGTTCCGTTCTCAAGCACCCCCAATATCATTCCGATTGCTAAAGTCGTTACCAATGTTAACAATGCAATCAGCACGATCATTGATGCTCGGCCTATGATGTACCGGCTTGCAACTGGTGGAGATTTTCCGAATAGCGAAAACGTATATTCTTGGCCGTTCAATCGTGCCGAGAATTCAAGTTCAAACCTGTTTTCAGGTGGTGACAAAAACATTGCTAGCGAGAAAGACTGGCGTGACGCAATCATGTCCCGAATTTGGGAACTCGGTGGCGGCGAAAACTGGTACAGCCCAACTGCCGATCGCAATGTTAGGATGGTTTACGAGCCGGGTGTCGTGTTTTCGAACGGCCAAAACTTCGAAGGGGTTGCTAACAATCTGCACTGGCGTGGACTAAGCATTCTTTTCGATAATGCAAACAGCCCCGGAGTTTATTACAACGAAATTGCCGATCAATTAGTGGACTCTGCTGGTTTAACAGACCTAGCCCCCGGTGAATGCATCTATGCAGATATTGATCGTACCCAAAACCTGATCGGCGTCGCCGCTATCGTTGCTCAAAAAGCAGTAATGCAAACGCTAGGCAGTCCCGTCGTACCGGGCTCTCGTTATATAATCGCTTGGCGAACTTCAGACGCTGGTAATTTTACCATTTGGACTCGTGATGGATCGTATCCGGTCGACTTTACATTCCAGCCTGCAACTCCAACCTCTCTTGGGGCTGTCAGACTAAATGTTCCGTCTGGTACGCCCGGAACGCCAACCGTTGTCACTTTAAATTCAACCAACAGTATTGCTATTGGAACTGTTGGCTACCCTGTTACCGGCAACAATACGGCTATAATTGCAACTGGCAGTGGGAGCGGTTCTGGCATTACCTCAACCGGTGGTGCTACTGGTAATGGTATTGTAGCAACTGGCGGAAGCACTTCGGGTGCTGGCGGTGTGTTTACTGGAACCGGAACTGGTAATGGTGTTACTGCCGTGTCGTCAAGTTCAATCTCATTTGCCGTATCTGCTCAAGGGTTTTCTCCGGTATCTTCAGCAGCTGGCGGTAAGGCTGGCCAATTTGTCGGTGGCGACGGGAGTGCCGCAACTATCGGAACGGCAAGGGCCGGTGGGGCTGGATCTAGGTTTTTTGGTGGTAACGGCAGTGCCACAAATCCGGGCGGGGCAGGTGGAGAAGGTATAGTCTCGGACGGTGGTTCTGGTGGTAATTCACCTGCTGGCACAGGTGGTGCGGGTGCCGTTGGCGGCCAATTTGTCGGTGGGGTTGGTGGAGATTCTTTCGCACCTTCTTTCCCCGGAGATGGCGGGGCAGGTGTTTCGGCATTTGGTGCAGATTCTGGCATAAGAAATGACGGAGTTAGAACCAATGGCGGCGCTGGTGTAAGAGCCAGCGGTGGTGCTGGTTTTGCGGGCGGTGCTGGCGTAATCGGTACTGGCGGAGATGCGACACTAGGAGGCCTCGGCGGCGCAGGCGGTGTTTTCAGCGGGGCTGTTCAGGGTATTGGAACGGCGGCTTCTGACGGCGTTGTTGCGATTGGTGGCGACGGAGGATCAGTAACTGGTCACGGAATTACAGCGATTAGCGGGGATGGCGGGTTTGGCGGTTATTTTTCTGGTGCTCTAGGTGGCGCTCGCTTTTTTGGTACAAACGCAAATGCTCCCGGCATCGAAGCATCTTCTAATGGAACGAGCACTGCTGTCATTGCAAGCCCTCTCGGATCGGGCAAAGCTTTCTATGCGGTTGCTGGTGATGTCGTAATTCAAGCAGCAAATAGCTTCAGATATGACACAAATGTCACAAAAACTATGCACGTACCAATGTCGGATTTTCAATCGACAACGGAGGCTGGTTCTTTCAGTCCAATTGTAACGATTAGTACGGCCAATGCTTTGGCGAAACTGACAAGCCAAACTTCTGGTCCTGCTACGGCTGCGGCTAAGATCCGATTACCTCACGGTGCGTATATCACCAGTATTGAATTTGCCGTACTGAACATAGACGGGGTGGCGCGAGATACTCGGTGGGCTATTGTTCATAATACTTATAATGTTGCTGGCTATTTTCCCACCGTTGTGCATCTTAGCGGAGGTCCCACTCAGACAGTAACAGTTCCCAATTCGTCCCTACATTGGGTTCCGATTCCGATCACGGCTGGGTTGCAAGCTCCGGACGATGGATTCACGGGCATCTATCTCTCCCTAGATGCCACGACTTCAGTTCAACAGCTTCAGATTCATGGCGTTAAGGTGACTTACACCTACACGCTTGAATCACCAATGAGATAAAACAATGTCAACTGATAATTTTAAACGTATTGATATAAATGTTTTATACCCCAATTTTCGGCGATTGATCGAAAAGTTAGTAGAAAATTGCCGGGCTCGTGGTGTCGAATACTACGCTACCTCCGGTCTTAGATCGTGGGAAGAGCAGACCAAGCTGTATGCCCTTGGACGTACTGTCAAGAATGTTGACGCTACTCCAGAAAAGCCCATGGGCGGTATTGTTACCCAAGCAAAAGCTGGTCAAAGCTATCATAGCTACGGTATTGCTGTAGATTTTTGCCCCGACAAAGACAAAACCCGTGCTGGCCTACAGCCGGACTGGAACAGAGCTTCATATCAAATCCTAGCAGAAGAGGCTACCAAGCTTGGGCTGGAAGCCGGATACTATTGGAAATTCGTTGACAACCCTCACGTTCAATTGAAAATTTCTAAGAATGGGCTAACTCTTTTTGACTTGCAAAAGGCCTATGGCAATGGCGGACCCAAGGCCGTCGAGGCGCTGTTAAATAAGTTTTCGTGGTAATCTTTCAGTCTAAGAGGCAATAAATGTCCGGTAGAGTAATCCCCGCCAAACAAGATACCATTATCACAGCAGGTGCTGGTGGCGCTGCTACGATCTCATCAGGCTCCATCCAGTCTTATTTCAAAAAGGCTCGTGTTTGGCTTAACAATATCGGTCAGCCTTCGGTTGAAGCTCTTATTGTTGATATCGATGTACCAACTTCGACTCTTTATATCAGAATTTTGACCGGCAATCCAAATCCGGAGTACGGCTACAGTAACATTAGTGCCTATGCTGGCGGACTTATCTTCCAAAACGAACAGATTTGGTACGACGCTCCCCAACTAGTAACATTAACCAATGGCTCAACCGGTGGAGGAGGAGATGCTTCAGAAGCAACTCTAGTTCAAGTCCGCGATTCAGTCAAGGCCCAGATTGGCATTGCTGCAACACTTTGGACCGACGACTCTGGGGCGTATTACACCCGCAGAGAGTTGGTTAACCAAGGAACCGGTGCGATTACCATTGTTTGGGTCAATGCTGCCGGTGCTCCTGTCACTCCGGGTGTCGGTCTTCGTCCTGCTACAGGATCTGGCGGCTCTTCTGGCGGTCTTACTGATGCAGAACTCCGTGCAACTCCTGTTCCAGTCTCCGTCAGCAGTCTGCCCTTGCCAGCAAGTGCTTCTACTCTTGCAGAACAACAAGCTCAAACGACTAAGCTGACCGCTATTGATAACAAGATCCCTGTTGTGGGTCAGTCAAATATGGCTGGCTCGTTGCCGGTTGTTATTGCTAGCAACCAGAGCGTTCTTAGCATTCAGGCATCTTCTTTGCCGCTTCCTTTGGGTGCTGCCACCGAAGCGACTCTTGCTTCAATTCTAACAAACACTGCCGCCCTCGACGCTCCTATTTCCGGTCTGGCAACTCAGGCAACTCTTGCCAACATCAACTCAAAGATAACGGCCTGCAATACCGGTGCCGTAGTCATTACTTCATCTGCCCTACCTACAGGAGCGGCTACCTCAGCGCTGCAAACCACAGGTAATACCACTTTATCCAGTATTGATACACGACTATCAAATCCGCTAACTGTTACCGGTCCGCTCACCGATGCTCAGCTAAGAGCTACCGCCGTTCCTGTCTCAGCCGCTTCTCTACCGCTACCTACTGGCGCGGCTACGGAATCAACCTTAGCCACACGTCTTTCTGAGGCTGGGTTTCAAGCAAGAATCAATACCCTTGGTCAGAAAACGATGGCGAACTCAACGCCTGTTGTTATTTCGTCCGATCAATCAAGTCTGCCAGTTACCGCTTCGTCGTTGCCGCTTCCGTCAGGCGCAGCAAGTGCGGCCAACCAAACCACAATCGGTGCGCAAACAACCAAAATAAACGACGGAACAAATACCGCTGCCGTTACCGCAGCAAACGCCCTTAAAGTAGATGGCTCTGCGGTAACCCAACCCGTCTCAGGCACCGTTGCCGTTAGCAACCTATCCACCCTATCCACACTAGCAGAACAGCAAACGCAAACCACCGCACTGTCGACTGCAAATGCCAGTCTCGCTAGTATTGATACAAAGACACCAAGCCTCGGACAGGCTATTGCTAATACATCCGTTCCTGTTGTGTTGGCTTCAGATCAGTCGGCAGTTCCTGTCTCTTTTTCTGTTGCGTCAACTCTCCAGACCTCAGACGAATCGACACCATGGCTTCGTAGAATAGCAAAGCTATCAGAGTCATTGTCTGTGGTAGACTCGGCACAGCGCCAGCGTATCTCTTTAGATTCGATCGCGGCTGGCGTAACTTTACCCACCGTTACGTCTGTCGGTACTGTTACCACCGTTACGGGTGTCACTACTATGGCCGGTATGGATCGTGAAATGTATATCAATATCGCACGCCAAACGTATGCCATGTGCATTCGTGCTAAAATAACGTAAAAAGGAAACTAAAACAATATGGCTATCACCAATTCGCTTAAAAAGCAAGTCGATCTTCCTGTTTGGGAATGGACCCGTTTTGCTCCTGCTGCCTCTTCGGCCATTTCGTGCTCATGCTCAGCAGATAACTCTCTACACCATGAACAGAACGGAAGATACATTTATTATCTGATCGCTGCTTCTGGTTTTTGGCGTTACGATACCGTTACGGATACTTACGTACAATTAACTTCTCCTGCCGTTGCGCCTGCAACTTGGTCTTCGATGAAGTTCAGTGGTGCATATGGACAGGATGGCTTGGCGATTGCGGCGACTTCAAACACCATTACTGTCGCGGGACATTTCGGTAAAGTTCTGGAAGGTTTTGATATTCTTATTGTTAGCGGGACTGGTCGTGGGCAGCGCAGGACGATAACCAACGTTGCAGAGGCGGTTTCTGCTGATTCCGGCATCGTAACTGCTGTATCAAACGTAGCCGGTACTATCTCAATCACCGATACTACCAAAGCTTGGTCTGTAAATCAATGGGTTGGTTATAACGTTCGCATCACAGGTAACACTGGTGTAGGTCAAGTCCGTAAAGTTCTATACAATTCTTCTACTGTAATCACCCTTGGCGACGTAAACCGATCTGCCGATAACATTTGGTGCAATCCTGCTGTGTTTTCGCCAGCTATCAATGCCACGGCTGGTACTCAAGCGAATTATTCCATCGAATCAAGCGTAGCTACGGTAGACAGCAATTGGTCCGTTACTCCAGATACCACTTCTCAGTACCGAATTCAATCAGGCGCGATCAGCCTTGTTTCTTCTGCGGCGGCGACCCCCTTTTACACTAACCAATGGTATGATATTGCTACGGATACTTGGTATGTACGCACGTCTGGAACCCTTACCTTCGCAACGGTAGGTACGGACGGGGCAGTAGAAAGACTGGTCGAAAATGCAACCATTTGGGACCGTAGCACCGCTACTGGCGGCACAACCACCACTCTGGTAGATACGAATCA